TCATGGGCACCCACTGGGTCAAATATATCCATATTTTTACCAACGGGATCAAATTACGCTACAACAAATAATTTAGAACTATCCGGTTCATTTACGGTAAGCGGATCAACCGGATTTACTAATATAGGTCCCAGTATATTAACGGGCCCAGCACATGTTACAGGCTCAGTTAATATTACAGGTTCACATGATGTAACGGGTGACGGCTCTGATATTTTACGCGTTCGTAATAGTGACGGTGATACATTATTCAGAGTCCAAGATACAGTAGGTGGTGTATTACTTGATGTTCAAACCACAACGGGCCAAACATTATTTAGTGTTGGTAATACCAATACATTTGTTAGTAAATCATTGATAGTTGATGGTGTTATATCATGCAGTGCGTATATATCTACTAGTGCAAATGTGGTGGCCCATTCATTCACAGGATCAAATGAAATATCAGCCGTATATGATTTATTTGGTGTAACGCGGTCGCTATCAGAAGGCGCGAATCATGTAATCAAATGGGATAATGCGTTACAAAAATATACAAATGGACCGTTAGTTATATTTAGTGGGTTCAACGTGTCATCATCAGATCCTGTGGGTCTCGTAGGTTTTGATTCACTAGCACTTACTAATGATGACACTATAAACTTTATTGGTGCCAGCGGCAGCAAAAATGGTAGTGTGTTGGATATTCAATTCGACACCGGCCTCGATCGTATCGATAGTCAACGTATACAAGCAAATAGAACTATTAGATATATGAGTGGGTCGATCCACCCACCCGATGAAAATACAACTGGAAATATTGTACTGACTAATTTTTCCCCTGAAACCCATGTGGCAAGCGGTAGTGTAAATTATAAATTACCGTCGCCATCGGCCGCAACAAACGGCCGCCGGTATACATTTTATCAATTACTAGCTGGAGAAAAATTAGAAATAACTGCATCTTCAAATGTAGGATTAATGGACACAACAGGTCCGTTTAAAGTTGATGTAATTTTATCATCAGGCAACGCGGCCAATTATTTAATTTCGAGTCAAAGTTTAAATATATTTTAATGTATGGCTGAATTTACGACTAATGTAGTATCTAAAGGTATATTTGAACCAGATACATACGTAATAGGAAATAATACAGGTCAATTAGATACGGTAGTAGCCCTACTTAACAGCGGCAGTATCCAGAGAATATTCTACACGGCCACAGCTAGTGATGAATTTCCTACGTCATCTACTTGGAGCGCGTCGAATTATGCTACTATTAATTCCGATATAGAGGCTACTGCTGTAGGGGATAGACAAGCTAAGTTCTTGGAATTCATTAATGATGTTACTGGAAGTAGAGGATATAGCGGACTAACTAGAACTAATGCAAAGGGATACGCCCAGCTTTTATATATGGACGTATACCCAGCATATGGGTTTTCACCATTACAATCAACTAATTCAACATCAAGCTTTGGCGATCCCACCGTCGCCGCGCCGATATTACTTTATTTCCACGGCGGAGGCTTTGACGTAGGGTATTCTAATTTCGAGGCCACTCCAGATGAAACCATTAATCAGTTTCGCCGGGCCGGAATCCATTGTATAACGGTGGAATATAGACGGGGATGGACCGCAGTTACTGGGTCTTTATTTAATCTTACAGATGTACAATCACCGGAAAGATTATTGGGTGTAACGTCGACTCTTATGGGGTATAGTCTTACCGACCAAAATACAACGCCGCCGTCATTTAGTATTGATAATGGAACTGAATTTTTACAAACTGCGTTGGGAACATCTGGTATGGCAACGATAGACGCCATCGATGCATGGGATTGGGTTGATGATAATATTCAAACAGTATTACCAAACGCAATTAAAAAATACATTATACAGGGTAATTCAGCAGGCGGCGCCCAGACCGCACAACTTACATTTGCAAATGATTTAGGTAATAATAAATTAAATCGCTTGGAAAAAAAGGTAATTGGGTCCATAGAATCATTTGGATCATATACTGCATCCGTGGAAATGGACACTATAATACGTAATCGTGAAATACCATATCCAGTAATTATGCAAAGCGCTGGAGCAGACAAGCTCGTACCATTTAGAGATAACCATTTATTTTATCAGACAAACGCGCCTGTTGCCAAAGGAACATACGATCAATATGCCACTTTAAGTGAGAGTAATAAAAATGTCTATTGGTATAATACACCACTTGGCGGCCACGGCTATGATAATTGGGACGTAACTTTTAATTTACTCGGTACTGATGATTTACGTGAAGTAGAATATGTGAACTTTGCATTAAATATAATTAATAAAAGTATTGGCGGCGAAACCCTACCACCGTCTCATTGGGTTACTAGGGTTGATACAACATTGGTTCTATTAAGTTCATCGTTACAATACCCCGGACCTGGATACTATACCAGTTTAACAGAAGATAGCGATATATTTTCATTGTATAATACAGCGTCTATGTTTTATGATATACCATTTACCAAAGGAATATCAACTCCCTGGTTTTACACAAGTTCTACCGTGGAAGGTACGTTTGAAACACAAAGTGTATCTTTGGTTTTAAGTAATTCTACTGGGCTTGCTATTGAATATGTAATGTCTGAATCAGCACGTAGGCATCAAATAGCATCTAATGCCATTGGCCAAAAAATACTTCAAACTAATAACGAATCATTTCCAAGTAACTATACGGACTATTCGTTACATCACTATGGCGATATAAATGGAACGGCAGTAAGTAAGGACTTTCATACATACGCTGAAATGTCAACATCAATTGCATCAGCATCCACCGCCATAACACCCACAGATCCATTTCTGTGATATTTAATAATAATGATTCCTATAGTTATAGCTGTAGTAATTGTAATTGTAATTATGATAATAATAAACAGTAAAACCGACATAAGTGGCGTTACCATCACTAATATATCAGATTTTATAACATTAGAGCAGGGAACATTAGAATCTGAATATCTTCCGGTATCATTTGCATACGCAGGGTACCCGGGTAACTATGATAATGCAAGCGTAATTGCCACATTCGCATCCACCAGCGGCCAACAAGCGGAAGTATATACACATCCATTTTATTATGAAAATGATGGTGAAACATATACGGCCAATACTAGATTTCCAGATGGAATATATAATGTAACGGTAGCAATAGATACTGAAATTCCAACTGTACAAAATGATGTAATTGAGTATAGCTCTAGTTGGTTAATGACTGATTTCATTAGGGACCATCCCACTGAACCTCAATTAGCATTAAAAGGTGGCCAAGCATTTTATCCCGCTGGATTTAATGCCCAATACGGTACAACGTTATATACGCCCGGTGATCCAGAATACGTTTCGGGTTCCGCCAACTTTGACCCCGCAGACTATACCGTACTTATAGATTCAATGTCAAATTATCCCGATGAGTGGAACTATCTTAGATTTAACTTTAGTAATGATTTACATTTATTGGATAATCAGGATACAAATGGTATACCAGGAACTATAAGTAGATTCGCGGCCAATGCCATAAATGATATAAATGTTGCATGTGATGCGGCGGGAATTGGAACATGGAATGTATTTTTTCATAGAGGTGGCCTAAATCAAATGTTACTATTATGGGATGATGCACCCAGCGCGTTTTCCGATCAGGTAACAGCATCATGGAATTCAGAATGGTCATCGTCAATATGGTATGAAGATAACAACGGTCCATTAAATCACCCCCGAGATTTAACTACTACTGATACCGCAACCGATTATTTTAAAAATTCACTACGATATTCAATAGCTCGGTGGGGATATCGTACTGGATGGATGATTCGTGAATTATGTGCTGAAGTTTATTTATTCGGCCACAATTATGATACAACATTACCAACCGGCAAAGCGGATTTGGAATCATGGTATGAGGGTATGAAAACATACATGGAATCTATCGACCCATATGGTCAGTGGATAGCCACAGGCGATGGTGGAACAGGCACCGAACAACACACAGGTGCTAATATGGATGTTAGGTGTTCACATCTACACCACAATCCTCCAGTTAAACCCAAGATTATCAGTATAAGCGCAGATTCAGAAAACTTATATGCTGTATACAATCACTATACCCATCCAAATTCTGATTATATTGACCTTACAACTGCTAAATATATTAATGGTTCGATGGGAAATGGTCAGTGGATAGCAGCTAATATAGAATCCGATAAGACTTCGGAATTATTTGGTATTACCAGAGCATTACATGATAAACATGCATATTGGGAAAACGCATTTTCTGGAGCATGTGGCGTCGGATGTTCATGGGATATTAATAATCATTTAGCTACGGTTAATACACCAGCCATGAATTACGCATCTATTAGATTTGCTAAATCCGCTAGTTTTCATGAAGAAACACACAGTGCAATAAATAACTTAACAACGGATACTGGGTATTATGCGATGGCTATGCAAAATGAAAACAAGACCGCCGCGTATATATTTGATATACAAAGTGGTAGTGCCGACATTTCTTCATCATATTATTTAACAGCGTCTGCTGAATGTCCTGCTCGAACGGGTGTATCAGTATCTATTCCAGTATCTTTTACCGGTGGATTTGATGCAAGGCCATTTGATTGCGATACTTCAATTGAAGATACTGTAATAACCGGTACAGTTTCATCTAATACTGCTAGTGTTACGCTACCCTCATTTAACAGAGCTATAGCATTAATAGTTCAACCGACATAATGATACTTATATATAGAATTTTAAAATAAAAAAAATAAAAATGAAGTTAACACAGGAAGAATTAGCCACAGTAACAGAAATACGCGAACGATATAATGTCATTTCGTATGAACTTGGTAAAATATCAATAGATCGTATTGAACTAGATAGAAAACAAAATACACTAACTATTGATTTAAATAAACTTAGACAAGATGAAACCAATGCAGCTCAAGTACTAACTGATAAGTATGGCTCAGGTACTATTGACATTGATAGTGGGGAATTTATATCAAGTTGATATTATAGTGGTAGTGGTTTGTAGAATAGTTATATATTTATATAGTGAATAGTACTCTAATTAGAGGAACAAACAACATAACGGAGATTATAAATGGCAGAAAAAATAGTTAGTCCTGGTGTATTTACTAGAGAGAATGATTTATCTTTTATACCACAGGGTGTTTCGGAAATAGGTGCTGCTATAGTTGGCCCTACCGTAAAAGGTCCAGCAATGATACCAATCACAGTTAATTCGTTTTCCGAATATGCTGCAAAATTTGGTACTACGTTTCAAAGTGGTAGTAAATACTACGAATATTTTACCAGCTTAACCGCTGATTACTATCTACGTAACTCCGGTGCATTAACTGTTGTTAGAATTCTAAGCGGAAGTTATACACCAGCAACAGCCAGTGTGTATTATGGAACGCCTTCATCAACCGCATCGTTTAAATTGACAACATTTGGCGATGGCGCGATTATGAATTCCGCCGGAACCATTGGTACTAATGAAGCATTGGCTAATGGTACTGAAAATAATTTACGATACGAAGTATCAAACGTAAATAATGAAACAGGTACATTTACCCTGTCTGTTAGACGTGGCGATGATACTGAAAATAGAAAGATATATTTAGAACAATTTAATAATATATCACTTGACCCGAATTCAACCAATTATATAGCACGTGCTATAGGTGATCAATATTACACATTAATGGATGCATCTACAAGTGATCCATTTATTCAGTTAACAGGCGATTATCCACCTATTTCAAATTATGTTCGTGTATCGGCTGTGGTTGATACTGTGGATTATTTGGATACTAATGGTAACGTCCGCGTCCCTGCCGCGTCCGCTTCGCTTCCAACTGCCGGTTCGGGGTCAGATGGTGGAGCTATGTCCGCCGGATCAGATGGTGAAGTAACTCACCCACAGCAATTCTTTTCTGCTTCATATGCAACCAACGTCCAAGGATATGACCCAAATACCGCATATGCTCCTGCAATTCGATTACTAAAGAATTCAGATGAATATGATATTAACTTGATGGTTGCACCTGGTGTTACCCTTCAAGACCACGGTACTACCGTTTCATTAATGCAAACAGTAGCAGAAGAACGGGGTGACCTTTTCCTTGTAATTGACCCTGTAGCACATGGTCAAACTACATTGGCCACAGTTACGTCACAGGCAAATAACTTAATTTCATCATACGCAGCTACATACTGGCCTTGGGTTAAGATGTCTGCGCCTAGAATTAATAAAAACGTTTGGGTTCCACCTTCGGTTGTTATGCCAGGTGTATTATCATATAATGATTCAGTTTCTGCCGAATGGTTTGCCCCCGCTGGTTTAACTCGTGGTGGTATTGACGTTGCTGTAGAAGCAGAACGTAAGTTGACTAAAGCTAACCGTGATACGTTGTATGATGGTAGAATTAATCCAATTGCAACATTCCCAGGACAAGGAATTACAGTATTCGGTCAAAAGACACTTCAAAAGAAAGCTACATCACTTGACCGTGTTAATGTACGTAGATTGTTAATTAACCTTAAGAAGTTTATTGCATCTACATCACGTTTCTTAGTATTCGAAAATAACACATCGGCTCTTAGAAATAGATTCTTGGCAACTGTTAATCCATATATGGAATCAGTACAACAAGGTCAGGGCCTTTATGCATTCCGTGTTATAATGGACGAAACCAACAATACTCCTGATGTAATTGATCGTAATATACTTAAAGGTGATATTTACATCCAACCAGCACGTGCAGCAGAATTTATTATCATTGATTTTTCGATATTGCCGACAGGTGCTCAATTTGGCGATTAAAAAGTATGAACGGAATTATAGCAATAAGTAAAGAAAAATCTAATCGTGGTACTCCAAAACGAGTTAAAAAAATATGTGAATGGACTAATATAGAATTTTGGATAGATTGGAAATATAGACACCAGCGATTTAAAGATATTAAAACAATGCATGATTGGAGATCGGCGACAGCGCATGAAATTGTAAATTGTTTGAATTGCGGAACTTCGTTCGAACGATATAAAAATTGGAAACATCGTAGTTCCGGGAAACCAGCCCAGTATTGTTCAAATTACTGCAGTGTTTCATCAATTGAAAAAAGAAAGAAATTACAAGTCTGGGCTAACAGTGAAAAAAATCATTGGAATACTAAAAATGCCAAGATAAAGTTAGACGGACCAAATTGAAAAGATATGGGGATGAGAATTACAATAATCCAGAATTGAATAAAAAAACAATGATGGAAAAGTATGGTGTTCCATATGCAGTATATTTACCACACGTACAATCGAACGGAAAATCAATTTCAAATGGACAGCGACAGCTATATGAAATAGTTAAACAAAAATATAGTGATGCTAAACTTGAATGTTTCTTAAAAGATGTTGCCATATCAGTAGATATATTTATACCAAGTGAAAATAAAGTTATAGAATATTTTGGTGATTATTGGCACTGTAATCCAATAAAGTATGATAAAGATTATTACCACACACAAATTCACAAGATAGCTGAAGATATATGGAAATCTGACTTAGATAGAATTGAATTGTTAAAATCTAATGGATATGTTGTTGGCATAATATGGGAATCCGATTTTAATAAAGATAAATCTAAAATTAATGATACTTATATACAGTAATTAAAACAAAGGAATAAGAATAATGCCAGAACTAATTGATCCTAATGAGCTAATGTTCCGTACATTTCAGCCAAAACAGAATCATAGATTTATTATGTATGTTGATGGAATCCCATCGTTTATGATCAAAGGTGCGGCAAGACCAAACTTTACTACTAACAAAGTAACATTAGATCATATAAATACAAAACGACATGTAACTGGTAAGACTGAATGGCAGGATATCGAATTGACATTGTATGATCCAATTGTACCATCTGGTGCACAAGCGGTAATGGAATGGATGAGGTTACATTATGAATCAGTAACAGGCCGTGCAGGCTACGCTGACTTCTATAAAAAGGATATTACTATTAACGTCTTAGGACCACTTGGTGATAAGGTAGAAGAATGGACACTTAAAGGAGCATTTATATTGAATATGACTCCTTCTGCTATGGATTGGGCTGAAGACGCATTTTCAACAATTACTCTTTCGCTCTCCTATGATTTTGCAATTTTACAATTCTAATTAAACGAAAATAAGTTATGTCAACAGAATTATCAAATGATGCGCTAAAAGCGCAAGTCGCTGCCCAGTATACCAAAACAGAATTAAAGTTTCCTACTGAAATAATCGATTTACCGTCAAAAGGCCTCCTATATCCAGAAGGCCATCCTTTACGATCGGGTATGGTCGAAATGAAATATATGACTGCCCGTGAGGAAGATATACTTTCAACACCGTCATTAATAAAAAAAGGAATAGTTTTAGACAAATTATTCGAATCATTGATAATTAGTAACGGTGAAGGTGTATCGTTTAATTATAGAGATTTGGTTTTAGGTGATAAGAACGCGATAATGGTTGCATCCCGAGTACTTGGATATGGTAAGTTATACGGCGTTTCAATTATTATTCCTAAGTTAGATGACCCGCATGAAGTTGAAATAGACCTCACCACATTAAAAGATAAAGAATTTGATGAAGATTTGTTTACAGAGCATGGTAATAACGTACCATTTCTATTACCGAATTCTAATAAGCAAATTACATTTAAGATATTAGATGGTCATGCCGAAGCAGCTATAAAGAGTGACTTAACGCGGCAGGCTAAAAAGAATACATCTGGAATAGAAAGAACCAACTCCACTAGAATGAAGCACATAATAACTTCTGTAGATGGCGATGATTCCCGTTCGACTATTAATGATTTTGTAGATACGTATTTACTTTCAAGTGATTCTATATTACTAAAGGAATATATACAAAAAATCCAACCTGATGTAGATTTGAGGATAAAAGTAGAAATAGAAGATGAGGAAATATCAGAATTCTTTGATATACCCATCGGCATTGACTTTTTTTGGCCAGGGGCTTGAATACAGGCCCATTCTGCACCAACAAATATTTGGTCTGATATTCCACGGTAAGGGTGGTTTTACTTGGCAAGATGTGTATAATATGCCCATTTGGCTAAGGAAGTTTTATATTACTCAGTCTGTAGAATTCTATGAGGAAGTGAATTCCAGCACTGAAGATGGTCAATCTATAGCAATGGATGATTCTGTTAAATCATTACTTAATACACAGCAGTAATAGAATTCACCTGCCGTGATATTTATATCAAAGGAATTACTATGAATAGCTTGATTACCAGATTTATATTTTCGCTAGTAGATATTAACCCATCTAAGTTAGCTAAGAAATTTGATGCGCAAGATAGTGAATTACAGTCCGAAATTGCTGATTTGAAGCGTGAGGTAGACGCTCTTGTTCAAAGTACGGACGAATTTTTAAAAAAATATAAAGAAGACTTAAAGAACGCTGGTAAGTAATACGGACTGAATAGATGCCATCAAAAAATCCAATAAATGACCTGTCGGCCATTCAATCTCAAATTGAGCAGCTTCAAACTTTACTGACAAAAGTTCAGAATAATGGTGTTGAAACTGAAGGCCAGCTTAATGCTCTTATAAAAAAAGAAACTGAACTATTAAAGGAAAAGCTAAAGTTACAATCTAAAGCAGTAGATTTGGCCGCAAAAGCTAAAGATATGTTTACAGACCAGGCTAAGATATTCAATGGTCCGCTACTTAAGGGAGCACAGAAACTTGATGCCCAATTACGTAGATTACCAATGGGTGATAAGCTTGCCGACTTGTTACAGATAGAAAAGGGCATAGGCCGTATGACGCAAGCATTGGGTGACGCGTATGTGAAAAATAAAATGGCTGGTCTAAGTTCATTTAAGGCTATTATGAATGCTGGTAAAATGGCATTTGCTATGATAACTAGGGCAATTGCAGCAACAGGCATCGGATTATTGGTATTGGCAGCCGCTGCCCTACTTAAATTGTTCGCGGCAAATGAAAAGAAAGTTCAACGAATTAGAATGGAATTCGGTGTGACGGAAAAATCCGCCAGAGGATTAAACCTAATGCTATCGAAGAACGGTAAGCTACGTGACCAACAACTGGGAACGTTAACTGCAATGTCAAGTGAACTTGGGTTTATGCCCAAAGTGACTAAGTACATGGTTGCTGACGTAACAAAGTTGACTCGTCAATTCAAATTAAGTAATGATGAAGCCGGGCAATTACTTGCATATACACTAGCTACAGGTCAAAACGTCAGTGAATTTAATTCTCAATTGGAATCTGTACTTGATGCTGAAAATAAAAGAAATACCATTCAAGTAGATGCACGCTCGGTAACTAAGGATTTAGTCAAATTATCAGCGGGTGTAAGGATGCAATATAAGGGCCAAACTGCCGAATTGATTAAGCAAGTGGCAATAACAAAACGTATTGGTATTAACTTCGAACGTGCCAGATCAGTTGCTCTTGGATTCTTGGACATAGGTTCATCATTAGAATCGCAATTTACGCTAGAAGCACTTACGGGCCAATCATTCAACTTAGATAAAACCAGAGCATTGGCTTTAAATGACCCTGCTAAAGCTGTTCAATCGGTTATAGATCAGTTTGGCCCGTTCCTACGAAATGCGAATCTACTTGAACAGGAAGCATTCGCATCCGCAGCTGGACTATCGTTTGATGAACTGTCTAAGGCTGTTGAAATGCAAGAAATAGCAGCTTCGCATGGGTCTGAAGCCGTAGCAGCTAAGTTAGAAGAACTTAGAACTCCACAAGAAAAAATTCAAGATGCAGTTATTGGTATACAAGACGCAATATTGAAAAAGATAGTACCAGCGCTTGATCGTATGGCACGAAGTCGATTATTTGGAGGTAAAGGTAGAAATAGTGTAGCAGCTGAAGCTACAGAAGTAGATGACTTCATTTTACGTCCTGGAAAACCACCGATTAAATTCAATAAAGATGACTTGTTAATCGGCGGCACAAGTCTGTCAGGTAACAGTGGTGAAACAAACGCATTACTAAAAGAACTTATTGTAGCTGTACGTCAATCAGGTACTATTACATTGGACAGAGACAAAGTAAACGAAAGCTTGTCGATACGAAGTGTACCCGAAGGATTATCATAATGCCAATAAAACTAAAACAAAATCTAAAAGAATATTATGATTCATACGTGAAGCGTAATCCAACTAATATTGTACCAGGAACGGTAAACAATATAGCTGATATATACGCAACAGGGTTTACACGTAATATGACTACTAGCCAATTTCTATCGGCTAATAAGGGTGTTCAACTGACAACAACAGGGAAGAACATAACCATTACATCGGATGTATCACATAAAAATTATTCGGATGGCAGGGAAATAAAAACATTTAAAAAGAATCTATTCAGTACTAATAATAGATATGGAACAGTTGTATCCACCACAGATATATCAACCAGCCCACTAACAAAATATGCAATAACACAGAATTCTAAATCGCCGTTATTAAGGCAATACAGTAAATTTAATTTACGGAATGATTCACCTGGAAGTTTGGAACCATTTATATTAAGGGGTATTCAAAGATCAGGTAAATCACAGGAACCGCAACGATGGGGAATAGGTGGTTCTGGTATTGGCGCTATCGATGAACGAGCAGCTCTCGATGTAGTTAGACTTTCAAAATTTGCATTAACACCGAATGGAATTAAGTTTGGTATTAATAAAGCTATATTACAATTATACAAAGAAACAAGACCATATGATAAAGGCGCTACGTTAAAATCTAAGCCACCGTTTTTCGAAGTTAAGAAAGCAGGGAGGGACTTTAGATTACCACCGCCTGTTGGATATAATAATAAAAAGCTATCCGATTTAATACCAGCCATCCCAGGGGTAGGAATATTGGATACTAGAAAAACTGATTCGTATGCCACATCAAATACAATTAAAGAATTTTTTGGAATTAAGAAGCAAACTGATATTGATGGCATATATGTGGATGAAGATCTATACCAAAACACCCTAAATAACAGTGATTTAATTCCCATTGGATTCGATAGGTTAGGAGGAAACAAATCAGTATTCAGAGGAACAATATCAGGAATAGCAGATTCATTTAGTCCGTCTTGGGAATCTTATCAATATCTAGGCCGCCCTGATAAGGTATATAACTATACTGGCATGGATAGATCACTTGCATTCACATTTGAAGTATATGTACATCATCCAAGAGAATTGAAAGCAATGTTTCGAAAGCTTGACTTTTTATCAAAGCTAACAATGCCAAAAATGACTGATACAAATAGGATGATAGGACCATTAATTAAATTAACAATTGGTGAACTATATAAGGGGCAACTTGGATTTATAAGTTCACTTAACATATCTCCTAACACAGATATACCGTTTGATTTGGGGTTTGATGATACAAATACAAAACGAATTAGAAATGCATTACCTAAAGCGGCCAGTGTAAATATAGGATTCCAATTTATTCACAATACTATACCAACCGACAACCAGGGATTCAGATCATATTCCGATTCTGATTTTTTATTGGAAACACCAACAGTATCACCAATTACAACCATAGATTCCGTTTCTGGTGGAAGTACGCTGGGATTGCCAGGCGGACTAACAAACTGATAATACCATGTCCAGATATCAATACACAAAGATAAAAAAGTATATAGGTAAAGAACCTAAAATACCCAATCAACTAGCCGGGTTAAATAAGTCACCTCAAATGAGGGAGTCAACACTATATTCAGCAACTGATCGTAGTAATAATGATTTATATATAATTTCTAAATCTACCGATAGATTAGATTTATTGGCAGATAAATATTATAGTGATATGTCTTTATGGTGGATAATAGCACTTGCTAATAGTATGGGTAAAGGTAGTCTATTCGTTACACCGGGAATCCAATTAAGAATCCCGGCCGACATCCAATCGTTTAAAGATAAATTAAATGAAAATCAAGTATGAGTGGTATAAGAGGTGTATTTTTAGATCCTATTCACGCCAATATCAGAAATAGAATTGATATTGAAGAACGTAAGTATGCGAGCAAAGACCCATCTATTCATCAGAAAACGCCTTGGATGCGGCTTACATCCAATGCTAAGAATGTATATGATTCTGAAACTAATGATGAACTACATGCAAAGGACTGGGTATTACAGGGTGATGTAGTAAAGAGTGAAGGATTAACACCATACACACGTAAATTATCCGGCTGGTCAACTGAAGAAGCTGGAACACAATATTCATATGCAAGACGTAATACACCACGTCCAGGAATAACCAACGTATCTATAGGTCAAAAAGGTAAATTAGGTTCAATTCAAAAAGCATCTATTTCAATAACTATACCATATGAAAAAGACCTTGAATTAATTGAAAAATTTTATATGGTTCCAGGTGTATCATGTGTATTAGAATGGGGGTGGAGTGACTATGATGGTGGATTACTTAATATATTAGATACTGATACACAGCCGTTAATTCAAGATAAAATACTTAAAAAAATATTATCGGTCGATAGTCCATTAAATGAACTCTTGGCTAGTAATTTAGGACCCGATGACAATACCGCTGGTAAATACGGTGCTATGCTGGGGGTAATATATAGTTTTCAATATTCAGGCCGCGAAGGCGGCGGATATATAGCCAATATAGAATTGATTGCACCGTCCTATTTTTTAGCGGAGCGTCCTATCACGACTAATTATTTGCCTGACATAATACCAATTAAAACTCCTTCTCTTTATGAAAGTAAGGATGCAATTTTACCAGGTGAATTGATTATCAATGGTAACGCAATAGGCGTCGCCCCCGATGATTCTAATAATAATGGATTAGACAATCGATTTGTTGACCCAGGCCGATTAATATCTCCGGAAGAATTGGCGACCATGGGTCTAGACCCTATCCCAAAAGAAGATGGTAATTGAGTTGGTTTTTAAATTAGAATATAAATGGACGACATAAAAAAAATATTATATCATATTAACTATCCATACGATAGTGATTTGGGTATAGATGATCCCAATCGATTTTTCACCAAAGTAGCAGCAGAAGCCATACTTACGGAAAAAGATGTATATTATAGATACCGATACGTAGATAATGGTAATATATCAAACAACCGTACTAACTCTGATACTCTTAGTGCTACCGATAAATATATAATACTCGATGAAGATGATACTGTACAGGGATTAACGTTATATCTACCATACAATGACACGAATACTGATACTGATAATAAAGAACCAGCATCAAATTATTCATCGCCTGAAACTTCTGGGCCTGACAGTAGTACGACTACAGCACCTGCAAATAATACACCTACCACTGAAAATGTAACTAAATCTCAAACTTCATTAGATTTATTACATCCGGTAACAAAACAAGCCGTGGTGAAGGTGATAACCGAAATGAAAAATCAAGGATTTAATCCTAGAATAATGGAAACTTACAGAAGTACGGCTCGGCAGGAACATCTCAATAAAGGTCCGAATACTCAAGTAAATTTTGGGTATCATAACTTTGTAAATTCAAAAGGAAAGCCGGCTGCCCAAGCGGTGGATATTGCTATACAACTCCCGCGCGGCGCAACCATAGATGAAATATATCCGCCCAATTTAGACCACCCATTTTGGGTAGCATTGGGCCGAGCCTATTTAAATAACGGAATGGAGTGGGGCGGCAATTGGCGCAATCCTGATGCCCCTCATGGCGAAATGAAAAAGAAACCGGGTCTTAATTTCCGCGGCGATGGATACAATACTCTATATAAAAATTCAGATGATGCATTGACAGTAGCTACTAAGCTTGGTTCTGTGGCTTCCATCCCCGGCGAAGTAACGGTATCAGCTAAATATAGAATGTTTGTAACTTGGGGATTTATCGAAGATTATTTATTAGCGTATATAAATACTCCGATAAATAGTAGAATATATAATGAAAGTGAAGCACGTGTAGAATCAAATCAAATATTAAACTTTACTGAATTAAGATCATGTGACTTAGATGTATGTATGTTACCTGGACAAGAATTCATGCCTCAGACTCAAACGGTTGATATTGCCGGAGCATCCACACCAGTTATTAAAAATAGTAGTAAAAACTATGTAAACAAAGAACACAATATATATCCATACCAACGTGTACTTTCACCAGAAACATCGGCCGCTGGCCCACCAGAGCCAATAGATTACAAGTTTGCAGATTTTACTGTTCCAGGTAATCCAAAGAGAGGATATTTACGAAATATTGCCGTTAATGTTTCTTATATTGAACGTATATATAATTCACTTGGTAATAACCCACGCTTAAATGATTTTATCAATCGACTGTTAAGTGGAATTAATGAATCATGTGGTAATCTTTGGGAATTTTCAATGGCCGGGAAACCATATGACCAAACAGGCCTTGCCGTATATGATACTAATTGCATCAACGCAGATATAATTGATTTGATAAAATCAAAAAACGCGTTACTTGACTTTACTATTAAGCGTCCGTTCTTAAAGAGCCTTAACATGACAACTAATCTATCCGATAGATTAGCATCTGCAGCGTACGCTTCTTCACTTGGAGCATCATATTCTACTGAATTAAAAGATGGATCTTTTTTCACATTGTACGGTCATAACAACGACCAGATAATAGTGGATAAACTTAGAAATAAAATACCACCTACGACTACTAATGCCACACCTGATTTAATAACAATAGATCAGTCAAACGAAGCGGCCGGTGAAATAAATCCAGTACTTGAATATTTCAACGATGTATACATATACATAAATTCAGGACATAAAAAAGGTGCAGCAAAATCGTCACTTGTTAATCTTGTTAATAAATTTAAGAATAGTACTGACGGATTAGATTTCAAGCCTCTGGCAAGCCTTCAATTGTCAATTGTAACACCGGGAATCACTGGAATTTACATGGGTAATTCATTTACAGTAGAAGGTATTAATGAAGGAGGATGGCTTCCAGACAGATATAAAGCTAATACATTGTTTCAATGTAATGAAGTATCACACACAATTGATACTACTAAATGGGAAACTAATATTAGTACACTGCTAAGACACAAGCCAGCAGTTCGCATCAAATACATAGAAGATGCTAATTTCTTTGCAGATTATATTAATGACGTTGACTTAGATTTCGACCTACGAAGCGGGAAAAATACTACTGCTCAAGCTCCAATGGCACCGCGCCGGAGAAATCGACTTAAACAACTAATGGATTTAAGAACAAACGGACAGGCTGCTGGTGTAGGATCAGCCGTAGCTGCAGGCGCCAGCGTAGTTGGATTGTTATATAAAATATACAAACGTACACCTAAACCATCAGGAAAAGTACAATGATTATCACCGACAGAGAATTAAAAATGTTCTTTACTAAAAATAAAGATAAAATACTTGCTGGATCTCAATACCTTTCAGAAGTAATTTCATATTATCCAATACCATCTGATACAGATTATACCAATGGTCAAATGGATCGATATTTTGTTAAAAGATATGATTCGAATCCGATTGAAGTTAGTAAGAAATTTTACAACACTAAATTCAGTAAGTTATCAAAGGGGTTATATTTTCGAGGTACGTTAAAGTGGTTTTTATCTGATACATCTAATTTGGTTGCACCGTATACGATTGGAACTACGTCAGCAAAGGATAGAAATATATCTGAAATACATAGACTTAATGTACAGCTACCTGGTCTTAAGCTACATTTGAATAATCCATTACAATTTAATGCATCTGATGTAGATGTACGTATAGGTCGTATAGGTGGTGAATCATTGGCGCCAGGTCGAATCCCAAGACGATAATTTTCATAAAGCGCTTGGTTTAACCGATTAATATGCCTATATTTACAAACCATGGGAGTCATCAGCGAAATACGATCTATATGTGACGATATACAGTTAACTCATTATCTGAAATATAATAGTGCCTTTGACGTTGATACTATTGAAACCGATGCTCATTCGTTCTACAAACGGTTGTATTGGAAGCGAACCGATGTAGACATGATTATACCTTTATGTAAGCACAGGGAGCGTCTCACACTACTACAGAGCTATTATTCTACCATAGCTGATGACAATCTTACTACTTCAACGCCGTGGTTATTTTACAAAAATAAGTTAATTCCATATTTTAGAAAGATAGAAGACTCTGGATTATATACTCCAGATGGATATGAGCATACTCATTATAACATATATACAAAAACCGGCCGCCCATCCAATTCCAACGGAGGGGTAAATTACGCCGCTTTAAATAAAGATGATGGGTCACGAACTAGATTTAAATCCAGGTTTGAAGGTGGAAAGCTTATTGAATTTGATTACGATGCATATCACTTACGTTTGATATCCACTCTTATTGAATATGATGCACCCGATGATAGTTTTCATACACACATGGCTAAGTTATACTATGATAAGGACGATATAACTGATGATGAATATAAGCAATCCAAATCAATATCATTTACAATGTTATATGGTGGAATTGCCGATGAATATAGTAACGTAACCTTTTTTAAGTTAATCGATGAATATATTGAACGTCTATGGGTATCGTACATATCGAACGGGTATATTGAAACACCGATTGCAGAACGTAGATTAAGTGGTGATAATTTTGATGACATGAATCCACGAAAACTATTCAACTATCTCATCCAGGCATATGAAACCGAAATGAATGTGTTGATTTTGACTGAATTATTTGATATATTATCTCCGTTAGAATCCAAATTAGTATTGTATACGTATGATTCATTTCTCTTTGATACGAAAAAGACTGATATTTATATCAAAGAACTTATTAAGTCAAAATTGCAATTCCCATCGCGATGTAGTGTAGGAAATCATTATGGCTATATGAAGGCAGACAATTGAAATGATAAACACTAATATCCATAGACTGATTCGCGACTGGGAATACAGAGTAAATGATGGAGTTGTTGATCCAAAAAACAACTCTCATATAATATTGTTTCGAGAAGTTCTAATTCAGAACGGGTGGCCACAAAGCGCCATTGACGAATATATATTACATCTCACCGAACGTACTGTGGGAGATGACGAAATGATAAAGTACGTGGACAAAGATGGTGCCAGTACTGAAATGAAAGCTAAGTCTGCAAGAACTAGAGCGGATGCACATCCGGCAAAAATAGCATACAATAAGCTAACAGGTGAAGATGATACTGAAAAGAAACCAACAAAGACGGCACCAAGTGGTAGTTCATCAACCAATGATACAGATGCAGAAACGGATGATGGATCTGAATCGGATATCGATAGACTAAAAAGGGAAAAGGAAGAGGGTGAAGAACGGAAAGCCGCAATTGTGAAAACACTAACTACACCTGAGCCCGGATCAGACGCTGATGAACAATCGTCTGATAAGCAAGATGACAAAGAACCTACTAAGGTTCATGGTACTTCGGGTGAAGATGACTTTGATGTAAAACGAGATGTAATTGAATATGGAATTGCTAATTACGAAAAGAATACAGGTAAAAAGCCGGCCCCTGGAGGACCAGGAAGCGCGTTTAATGAAATAGCGTCTGGTGAAGGTGTCCATTTATTAATGAATAATGACGAAATGACTACCGAAGATTTGGCACAAACTATGTACGACACTTATAAGGATAGTGAACTTGGTAAGGAACAGAAGGCTACTTCGGGCATTAAAAAAAGTGAAATACCAAATAATATAGATAACCCTAATCTGTATAGTAAATGCATTGTAGCAAGTCGTTCTGCGAAAGTAAAGTTTAATAACACTGTTAATAGAGCTAAATCGTTACGATCCAAGGGACTTTTTGGTACCATAGATACAGTAAAAACTTACTATGGTTCATCTGAATCAATTGAATCTCAGGTAAAGGCTGTTGCTGACGCTAACACCGTTATATTACCCAATGGAACTAAGGTGGATAAGGAAGATATAGTTGAATTTATAAATGCAGGTGGAAGCGGAACGAACCCGTCTGATACTGCTACGTTCGCTATGGATAAAAATAATAATCTATTAGTTCAATTTCATTCAGATAAGACTACCACAGGTGACATACAGGATAATTCTACCTTGAACCAAGAAGGCGAAAACTATAAAGATTATATAAGTGAAATCAAAACTAATAAGGCAGTTAAGCAAAAATTGAAATCAATTGTTACTTCGTATTCAAATAAGATATCTAAAATAGAAGCTAATTATACCAAGCAGGCGACTCCGATGGCTGCTAGATTGATAGAATTACCATTAACTGTCCAATTGGGTATTATAAAAAACGATAAAGGGACAATTAAAAAGAATATTGATGCGGCTATAATAGGTAAAACCGGTATAAAAGATCAATATAAGTTATTGGCACCCTCTGGAAAAAGCGCTAAGCAGCTTTCGATACAAGATAAATACAGAATGATTCAGTCATTGGTTGCAGGGGGTAATGGCAAGGCTTTGGATGTTAAAGTTATAAACAAGATCGGCCTCGCGTATCAAGCATTACATCCAGATACAGGTGGTATTGATGTAAAATCAAATTTGTCTGTTCAACGCAAACGTGTGGTTTCATTACAGCGTAAACGTGTCAATGAATTAAATAAAACTATGGTAAAGGTAGGGAATAAACTAATCCAAGTCGGAGTGTTAATGGAAGCAGAAGAAAGTATTAGAGGATTTCATTTGGATTTAATGGATTATCCGACAAAGAACTATGTTCCCGGTGATTCAAGTACTATAGCTGGTGAGGCCCTTGATATTAATATGGGTGGGGTAGAAGTAAATGGTGATATACTACGTCAATGTATTGGCGTAGGTAGTACTGACGAATTTAAGCAGAAATTTAGATTAAGTGAAACTGATGAATTCAGTAAAGATTCCGAAGGTAATATAACAGGCAAAACAGTGTTTGTATACGCTATAGATTCGGATGGTAATACAATAGATATAGGTAAGAAAAGTTACAGGTCGAAGGCTGGTGCAACCGGCAAAACAAACAATACATTGACATACAGTACCGCTATGCAAAATTGTTTTAAGTCAAAATCATAATTGGAGAATATGCGTGAAAACACAACTACTATGTACCTTTTCTAGTCCATCCACACTGGACCATAACATAAGTTCTATTATAGAATCACACGATATACCATTTAGTAAAATATTTGTATTGGAAAATGCCGATAATTACGATGAATTGATGTGTACGTATAATGTATCGTATAAATCAAAGTACACTATGCTCCCCGATACAATATCGGTTCATAGAAAAAAAGAAACAAGTACGCTATACACTATAAATGCACTAAATAAATTGATAATGGAACTAAATAATGGAATACTGGATAAACAATATTCTATCTATTGGCCGGACTTTAGAAATATGTTATTGATAGTTAGAAACTTTGAATTGATTGATATTTGTACTGAACTATATGACGTAATAGATATAACTCAATGATTCACTTAGTATACGCAATTATTCTATTCTTTATAAGTCAGTCTATATTGTGGTTTCAAATTAATGGTCAATTTATTTATCCAGTAATTGAAAAGAATCCTCTACTTGTTAGTTTAGGTTCGGTACTTGTCACATACATTATGATAATGGGTACCAAACATACCTACGCTTATTTCGATGGCGTCATATGGCCTGGCAGATTCATAGGGTTCGGTATTGGTATAATTATATTCGCTTTTTTAACTTACTATTTCATGGGCGAATCTATAAACTTTAAAACACTGGTTTCAGTTCTATTAGCTGTTACTATATTGGGTATTCAAATACTATGGAAGGTATAGTTAACTATTTGTTAACATTGGCCGCTTGTATTTTCGAATGTTTATGTGTATATTTACAATATAATAAAGAAGGAGGAACTACCAGATAATAAAGAATTTCAAAAGAATTCAGATAAAAATTTGGTAAATCAAAAAGAAAGTACTATATTAGTACAATGACGTTGGGAACAAATTAAACAAACAAAAACCAAACAGAGAACATTATGTCTTTAAATTTAGATCAAATCAAAAACAGGTTATCAAACCTACAGAAAACAACAACCAAGAAATCAAATTATACCTGGAAGCCAGATGCCGGTGGTGATAACCGAATTAGAATTGTACCATATCAATTCAATAAGGATTTCCCATTCATTGAAGCTTATTTCCATTATGGATTTGCAGGAAAAACTTATCTTTCACCTTCCACATACGGAGAACCTGATCCTATTGTTGAATTTGCCGAAGCACTAAAGTCCACCGGCAACAAAGATGATTGGAAAGAAGGACGGAAATTGGATCCTAAGATGCGTGTGTATGCACCTGTCATTGTCCGTGGAAAGGAAAGTGAAGGTGTTAAACTATGGGGATTCGGTAAAAAAGTGTACGAAGAACTTCTTACATACATGGCTGACCCGGACTATGGTGATATCACAGACTTGAAATCAGGCCGCGATATCGTAGTGAAGTATACAGCTGGGGATGCTAACAACTTCCCAAGTACCACACTTCTTATTAAGCCGAATGCTCTTCCTGCAACGGAAGACAAGGATATCGCAAAGAAAATCATCAATGACCAAACTGATTTTTATGATGTGTTTGAAAAAGTAAGTTACGATGACTTGAAGGGAGCGCTGGAAAAGTTCGCTGGTGAAGCTGGCGACGAAGTAGAATCTGGTACTGATACGGATACAACCGCTAACAGCCTTTCTACTACAAGCGCGAATTCCACTGATAACGCAGGTGATGCGTTTGACAAATTATTTAATTCGGACGAAAAGTAATCATACTATGCCAATAATTGATACAGATGGTAAACAGGAAATACACGCTAAAATCGAAAAACCACTCAGCAGCCTTGCTGCTGAGTTGGTAAAGCTTGGTGTATTCAACGGAAATATTCAGAAGATTACAGAATATATCCTAACTAATATTAGACATATACTTACAAATTGGAATGACTCCGATGAACAAGGATAACTTAAGTAAAGTTATAGCTGACAGCATAAACAAAAAATTTAAGGACCATAAGACCGCTTATTTTTTGGATGGTTCGGAAGAAACCCCTACCGATTTAACGGAATGGATTTCAACCGGATCATCGATGCTCGATTTTGCTATATCAAATCGAAAGCACGGTGGTATTCCCGTTGGCAGGATTACCGAAATAACAGGCATGGAAGCATCTGGAAAATCTCTAGTAGCTGCACATGTTTTGGCTAATACACAGAAAAAGGATGGTATTGCTGTTTTCATTGATACCGAAAACGCAATACATGAAGAATTCCTTACAGCAATTGGAATTGATTTAGAAAAGCTACTATATATTCAAACCGAAACTATAGAAGATATATTCGAAATAATTGAAAATATTATTTTGAAAGTTAGAGAATCTGATAAAGATAAACTTGTAACTATAGTAGTTGATTCGGTGGCAGCGGCCACAACTAAATTAGAACAAGACGCCGATTATAATAAAGATGGGTGGTCAACCGGAAAAGCAATTGTTATTTCAAAGGCTATGCGGAAGATTACTCAACTTATCGGCCGCCAGCGCGTATGTTTGGTTTTTACAAATCAATTACGTGAAAAACTTGGTGTGATGTTTGGTGACAAACTAACTACATCAGGTGGCAAGGCTCTACAATTCCATTCATCATGTCGCTTACGATTAAAGTCAATTGGAAAATTGTCAATAAAAATAGGTGGTAAAGATCATGTAATTGGGATTAAAACGAAAGCTACGGTGGTCAAGAATCGAATGGGACCGCCATTAAGAACCGCTGAATTTGAAATATATTTTGATTCGGGTATTAGCGATGAAGCCGGATGGCTATCGGTAATGGTTGATTATGATATTGTCAAACAAGGCGGGGCTTGGTATACATACGTTAGTCAAGAATCTGGAGAAGAAATCAAATTTCAAGCTAAGGATTTCTTGGCCAAAGTGTTATCAGACCCGGCTAATAAAGCTGATATCTATGACCGTATCGCAGATGCTGTGATTATGTCATATAAGACAGCTGATATTGCGCCCGATGAAATAACACTTGATTCAGATATTCCCGAACAATGAGTAAGTCATCTAGATATTTTAAAATACTAGACGGTATAAAAGAAGGCCAATCCACACTTAACAATGACCCTAATTCTAGGGTCTTGTTAGTGGACGGCCTCAATACTTTTATTCGTGCATTCGCAGCAAATCCAGCAACAAATGAAAATGGTGTTCATATTGGTGGTATGGCTGGGTTCTTATTGTCAATTGGATACGCCATAAAGAATATCAAACCCACCAGAGTAATTATTTGTTTCGATGGCGCGGGCGGCTCTGTTAGACGAAAAAAGTTATATAGCGGATATAAAGAAAATAGAAAAAACAAAGTAACTCCGTTTCGCCAAGTATCATTGTCAGTTGCAGACGAAGAAATCTCTATGCAACAGCAAATGGTTCGTTTGTTGGAATATCTGGAGAAAATGCCATTGACGGTTTTATGTATAGATAACATTGAAGCCGATGATTCTATTGCATATATTTCTCAGCAGATATACACCGAAGCACAATGTTTCATAATGTCTACGGACAAGGATTTTCTTCAATTGGTAGATAAGAGAGTAGCTGTTTGGAGTCCGACAAAGAAAAAATATTACTTTGATTCTACTATTAAAGAAGAATTTGGAGTTGAAGCTCATAACTTCCTTGAATATAGAACTTTCATAGGTGATACATCAGATGGTATTGGTGGTATTAAAGGCGCTGGGCCGAAGACACTACAAAAAATAATACCAATGTTATTCGAATCCGATAAGGTTGAAATGGATGACATTAAGAAATTTGTAACTGACAGTGAATCTACGCTTAAGTTACTTGCTGCTGTCCGCAATTCATTCGACATAGTAGAACGTAACTATATATTAATGCAGCTTAAAGAAGTAGATATTTCAGGGCATGCAAAAACTTCAATATCAAACCAAGTTATTAATCCAATTCCCAGGTTAAACAAGATGATGATTAACAAAATGATACTTGAGGATATGATGAACGGATCAATTAAAAACCCAGACTTGTGGTTACGTGAAGTATTTTTCACCTTAGATGCCATGGCATCAAAAACACATTCATAATACCATGACCGACAAATTAAGTGAATTTGGATATGTATTCCAAATAAAACTACTTTCAGCCCTATTCAAAGATAGGGTTTTTTTAAATCAAATAATTGATATATTAGAAACAGAATACTTTGAAAGCGATGCCAATCAATTTATAATTGATGCAATTCGTGCATATTTTATAAAGTATAAATCAAATGTTACGTTGGAAGTAATGAAAGTTGCCATAGCGGAAATAGAAGATAAAGTATTAAAGGAAGTGGTCATTGACCATTTAAAAGATGTATGGAAATACACAGAATCAGCTGACTTAGAATTTGTCAAGGAAAAAAGTATAGAATTTTGTAAGAATCAAAAGCTTAAAGCTGCTATTATGGAATCCGTATCTTTACTTAAGAATGGTAAGTACGATTCTATTAAAGAAATGATTGATGCAGCTATGAAAGCTGGAAGTGACCGTGACATAGGCCATGACTATATGGTTAATATTGATGAACGATATGAAGAATCAGTACGAGCATGTAAGGAAACGGGATGGGATGTAATCGATGACCTGATTGATGGTGGCTTAGGTAAGGGTGAATTAGGTGTGGTAGTGGCCCCCGCTGGTATTGGTAAATCTTGGTTATTGGCCAACATCGGCGCAAATGCGATTAAGGCCGGCTATACTGTTTTACATTATACTCTTGAATTAAATGCAGCATATGTTGGGTTACGTTATGATTCAATCCTAACAGGAATACCAAACCAAAACTTAAAGTATAATTTAGATGATGTTAAACGTAGATTATCTACACTCGACGGTAATTTAATTATCAAACACTACAATACCAAATCAGCTACAACGAATACTATATCAAGTCACATCGAAAAGTGTATGATTCAAGATGTGAAGCCTGATTTAATTATAGTGGATTATGCAGACTTGCTTCGAAGTACATTGACAAGTAAAGAAGTTCGACATGAAATCGGTAGTATATACGAACATCTAAGAGGGTTGGCCGGTGAATATGAAGTTCCACTGTGGACCGCCTCGCAAGCTAACAGATCGTCACTTGAAGATGATGTGATCGGTGCCGACAAGATATCAGAAGACTACAGTAAGATTATGACCGCTGATGTTGTAATGTCGCTAAGTAGAAAGTTGGATGATAAGATAGCTGGTACTGGTAGAATTCACATTATCAAAAACAGATTCGGACCTGATGGTATTACATTGCCAACCCAAATGAATGCATCTAATGGAAAAATTGACGTGTTCGACGGAAACTCTAGCCAGGGTACTAAGATGGCAACATCGATGGCCAATGGCGACGATCATTCCAGAGCTTATTTGAAAAATAAGTTCAAAGAATTGACTGGCGGAGCCTAATGGCTGATATTTATATAAACCTAATAACAAAAAATACAGGAAAATTAAATGGATATATCCAACAAAATACTTAGCGAAATTACGGTGCACATGAAGTACGCCAAATACATCCCCGAATTGAAAAGAAGGGAAACTTGGTACGAACTTGTTGACCGAAATAAGGGTATGCATTTAAAAAAATATCCACAGTTGACAGATGAAATTGAGCACGCATATACATATGTTTATGATAAAAAGATTTTACCCTCAATGCGGTCCATGCAGTTTGCTGGGAAGCCAATTGAAATAAGTCCCAATCGATTATATAACTGTGCATATCTACCCATAGATGACTGGCGTTCATTTAGTGAAATTATGTTTCTACTTCTGGGTGGGTCAGGCGTAGGCTTTTCAGTACAAAAGCATCATGTTGCATCTCTTCCTGAAATTAGGCGACCAAATACAAATAGAACCAGACGATTTTTAATCGATGACTCAATTCAGGGTTGGGCTGATGCAGTTAAGGTTTTAATGAAAAGTTATTTATTTGGTGGTAGCCAGATTAAATTTGATTTTTCAGACATTAGACCAAAAGGCTCATTGTTGATAACATCAGGTGGAAAGGCTCCGGGCCCCCAACCATTAAAAGAGTGTTTAGTAAAAATTGGAGGTATCTTATCAAATAAAAACAACGGTGATAAGTTATCTCCAATTGAAGTTTATGATATTGTATGTCATATAGCTGACGCTGTATTGGCCGGCGGTATCCGTAGAGCAGCGCTTATTGCATTATTTTCTGCCGATGATGATGATATGATATCAGCAAAAAGTGGTACATGGTGGGAAAACAATCCGCAACGTGGTAGAGCTAATAATTCAGCGGTATTGATGCGACATAGAATCAGTAAAGAATTCTTTTTTGATTTATGGAAACGTATTGAATTATCCGGCGCAGGTGAACCAGGAATCTACCTATCAAATGATAAAGATTGGGGCACTAATCCCTGCTGTGAAATTGCACTTAGACCATATCAGTTTTGTAATCTAGTTGAGGTAAATGCTTCTAACATAGAATCACAGGAAGATTATAATAATAGGGTTAGAGCAGCATCCTTCATAGCAACACTACAGGCGGCCTATACTGATTTTCATTATCTTAGACCTGTATGGCAACGTACTACTGAAAAAGATGCACTTATTGGAGTTAGTATGACAGGTATTGCAAGTGGTATTGTTTTGGGATATGATATGACCGAAGCAGCTAAAATTGTAAATGATGAAAACGAAAGGGTAGCTAAATTAATTGGTATTAATAAAGCTGCTAGAACCACATGTGGTAAGCCAGCAGGTACAACTTCATTGACTCTTGGTACATCATCTGGAGCTCACGCATGGCACAATGACTATTATCTCCGTAGACTTAGAGTGGGTAAGAATGAAGCTATTTATTCCTATCTATTAAAAAATCATCCCGAATTAGTAAAGGATGAATATTTCCGGCCACATGATACAGCGGTGATTGAAGTACCACAGAAGGCTCCATTCGGCGCCATAATTCGTACTGAATCTACATTTGATTTATTGGATAGAATAAAGAAACTATCTACAGAATGGATATATCCCGGTCATAGAAATGGAAACAACACACATAATATATCAGCTACCATATCAGTCAAGGATGATGAATGGGATTTAGTTGGTGATTGGATGTGGAATAATAGAAATCATTACAACGGGTTGTCTGTACTACCCTATTCAAATCATACTTATGTCCAAGCCCCTTTCCAGGATATTACCAAAGAAGAATATGAATCGTTGTCTAAAAACCTACATGAAATCGATGTAAGTAAGATAATTGAATCGGAAGATAATACTGATCTTACAGGTGAACTAGCCTGTGCAGGTGGTTCGTGTGAAATAATTTAAGAATGATAGATACTAAGAACGTTAATATAGTTAGCATAAAACAATCGGTATGTACTGATTGGCTTTTGGATAAACATTATCTAAAAAGAATGCCAACTATATCGAAATCTTTCGGTCTTTTTATAAATAATCACATTGAAGGAGTTTGTGTTTTCTCTCCAGCCATCGCTAGATTTGATTTAGAAGATTCACCATACGAATTAAGTAGGCTGGTTACAAACGAATTAAATCAAAAAAACATTACCTCGTTCTTTTTAGCCGGATGCCTGAATCTAATTAAAGACCCGCATGTTGTATCGTATGCTGATCAGAATTGGGGTCATCACGGATATATATACCAAGCAACTAATTGGATGTATACCGGTATGTCATCAAAAGAAAAGATAATATATGTCAATGGTGAAGAAACTCACCGTAGGACAATATTTGCCAGATACGGTACATCATCTATACCCGCGCTGATTGGTATGGGATATACAATTACATTCAAAGAACAAGAAGGCAAACATAGATACTTTCAGGTGACGGGAAATAAGCATCAAAAAAAGAAATTAAGAAAAGAATTAATGGAAAAATATGATGTGTTACCGTATCCAAAGGGGCAAAATAGTAGATATGATGCCGGAGATAATATTGTACGTGAATCGTATATAAACAAGTTTTTTTAAAATGGCATTACAATCATATTGGGTAGAACACACTTCGTTTAATAAATCGATTCGTACATTTATGAGGTGTTGGCATTATTCCGATTACGTTAATATTCAACACAAACATACGTTCTGCTTACTACGCCCTGGAAAATTTAATATTCCCGAAATTGTCGGTGTCTGTGTTTACACTAGGCCGGCTGGTGCAGCAGCAGGAGCAAAATATTATCCAGATAATCCGATGGCAGTTTTAGAACTACGTAGGTTATGCTGTATAGATGACACTCCTAAAAACGCCGAATCATTTTTTGTAAGTCGGACGTTAAAGTGGTTAAAGAAAAATTCAAATTGGAAATTTGTCATATCATATGCAGACGGCGAACAAGGCCACACAGGTGTAATTTATAGAGCATCAAATTTCAAATATTTGGGATTGACTTCTACTGGCAAATCATTACTGGTAGACGGAAAGAAATTTCATGTTCGTACATTGTCAATGTTAGATAGACCGTATGGCGTCGAAATCAATAGAAGATATAAAGAAAAAGATGAAGGTGTTGTGTTAATTGATACAAAACCAAAGCACATATTTACATACGATATATCATGAAAGAAGAAGGAAAACATTACTGTGATACATCAAAAGTGTTTATTAAAAAAATAAATGCTGTGGTAGCCAAAAAAATGATTGTAAAATATCATTACACACATTCATGGTCTTCATGTAAGTACGCTATTGGTATATATTACGTCGATAGTAGCTCTGATACGTTCGGAGACGATGTATTAATTGGCTGCGCTATCTACGGTAATCCTGTTGGTCGATCAGCGGCAGCGAGCGTCTCAGACACACTGGCGATAGATTCTGTGTTGGAATTGACCCGACTGTATATACATGATGGATACGGGTCAAATATAGAATCATATGCACTTGGTAAAACATTCAAGTGGATTAAGGAAAATGACCCTGATATTAAAGCGCTGATATCCTATGCGGATGCCAGCCAAGCTCATTTAGGTAGGATATATCAGGCTACAAATTGGATATACCAGGGAACCAATACAGATTTGGCATTAATGCCCAATTATGAATTGTCACTACAAAAAAATCCGTATAAGTGGATTCACAGTAGAACTGTATTTTCTAAGTGGGGATCTAGTAACGTGGACCATCTGAGACGCGAAATTGGTAAGCAAAATATAACTGAATTTTGGAGACGTATAGAAGCGTCCAAGCATAGATATATTCAGTTAATAGGTAATCCCCGGTCCAAAAAGAATCTTAAGCAATTACTTAAACATCCTGAAAAGGATTATCCTAAAAATAGTGATGTGTTTATGAATGAAATACACCACCATTATACATCGTATGAAAAAAGTTCGTTAAATTTTTGGTAATGTCAATTAAAATGTGTATATTGTACACTTATGGAATTCTGGGATAGTATAGATTACGCATCAGCTCGCAAAGTATTGGTTATACCTAATATTACAAATTCATCCAATATAGAAAAGGATTCGTTTGTAGATGTAATACATAACCACATCAAAGGATTAAATCAGTATGGTGAATACTTTTGGCATATAATAATGCCAACGGGAAACGTTAGTAAAAAGTTAAATTTACCAAATGTAAAGCAACATCAAATTGATATTCCTGGTGACATGATGAACCAGCGCGCGTTTCCGTCTGATAAGTTGATGGCTATATTAAGGGATGTTGACTACGATGTAATTTATTCTCATCTGCCAGATTGGCCGCAAGTAGGTAGGTACAAAAAATCAATTGACACAAAGATAATTGGTTACTGCCATTGGTGGGAAATGAAATCTTGTAATGGTATTGACCGTAGAGCTGGCAAAGCAAAGTGGATGTGGCTACCAATTGAATTACTTGGTATGTCTCAAATGGATACGTGCTACTTAAATACCCAAGACCAAAAGAACAGAGTATTATCGGAAGCTAGGGAAACATTCAACGATGACTTTATTGATAAATTGGATAGAATTCTTACAGTTTGGAACTTAGGATTACCCAAAGAAAAAATTGTAACTTCAGCTAGCAACAATCCGGAAAATATAATTGTATTCAATCATAGGGCCGCTGCATATAAAGGATATCCTAAGTTCATGGAACTAATGGAAGAATATAGAACACATCGACAAGACTTTACAGTGTGGGTTCCACAATTGAATGGTACACCTCCGCATGGATGGGTAGACAATACAAAAGTACCAAAGCATGAATATTACACTAGATTACAGACGTGTAAGGTTGGAATACAAATGAGACAGACAAATTATGGCTGGTCCGTAAGTGGTACTGATTGTATGATGAACGGCACACCTATGATTTGGCAAGAATCGGATTGTTATCATGAAATAGACCCAGACGGCCAGTTTTTCAGTAAGAAAACACAGCTGTTTAGTTTATTGGACGCCGTTTTAGATGATGATGATTTTAGAAAAAAATCGGAATTAAGTTGTATATCTCGTGCAAATGACTTATCTTTAAACGAAGGTAAAATGATTGAAAATTTACACAAAAAATTAAGTACATGCAAATAAATATAGGAAAACGAAACTCAGGAAAAACAACTCATTTGATACGTAAATCGGCAGCTACTTCCGATGTAATTGTATGTAGATGTTCACGGACAGCTAGGTTAATTAAAGACCGCGCGAAAGCGATGGGGTACAATATACCTAATCCCATATCATATGACAATTTTATTCGTAAGGATTGGTTGGGTGGTGATAGAAACATGAAATTTATGATAGATGATGCACATGATTTACTTAGCTATATGGGAAACTACCGCATCACTGAAATAACAATGTCTGTTTAATGTATCAGAATGTGCACTTTGATAGGAAGACCAATACTATACATTATTGGGATGACGAGCTTGGTTACAAGCAAGAAAAATACCATAAGTATGCATATGTACCGGATGCTAATGGAGCATTTGAATCTATCTATGGGGAGAAATTAAGGAAAATTGGAGAATGGGATAAATATACCACTAGTAAATTACACGAAAGCGATATAAATCCAATCATTCGTTTCTTAATTGATACGTATGGTGACAGTGATGAAATTTCCACCGGCCATACTGTAGTTACGTTTGATATTGAAGTTGAAATGGTAACGGGGTTACCTGACTTAACTGATGCTGATAATGCAATCACATCAATAGCGCTACATGATTCTACAACAGATGATTATTATGTATATGTGATATCAGATTTATCAATAGATAAGAAGATTAAGAAAGCCATTGTACAATCTTTTCCAGATGAAGATAGCTTACTACTTGCATTCCTTAATAAATGGGAACAAATAAATCCCACCATTATAACTGGGTGGAACATAGATTATTTTGATATTACATATCTCTATAACAGAATCAAGACTGTATTTTCGGAAGGTGTTGCTAATAGGTTGTCACCGATTGGTATAGTTGATTGGAATGAAAGACGCGGCCGTTATTTAATAGCAGGTGTATCATCCCTTGATTATCTTGCTCTATATAAAAACTTCACATATAGTGAACTAGCAAATTATCGATTGGATACTATTGCAAAGGAAGTATTGGGTAGGGGTAAAATAGAATACGTTGGAAGCCTAGATGAACTATTCAGAGATGACATTGAAACGTTTGTAGAATATAACTTGGTAGACGTTGAACTTGTGGTAGATATGGACCGTAAGCTACAATTCATTGACCTTGCTCGTTCAATTACTCATGCCGGTCACACTCAATATGAAGATTTTCTTTTTTCATCTAAATGGCTGGAAGGTGCTATATTAACATTCCTTAGACGGAATAATAGAATTGCAACAAATTCACCACCCCGTTTGTCATTAGTATTAAGTAGAAAGCATCCCGTTGGAACCACGAAGCTTAATATGGAATCTAACATACTGACAAACGTACCTGGAACAGGCCGATTAAAAATAAGTAAATCTACATCCAGCTATATTATTGTATCGTATGATTCATATGATGGATCAACATTTACATTATCAAAGCCACTAGAAAAAGAAGCTGGTACTGATTATAAGGTGGCACTTGATTTTGTAGGAGCATATGTAAAGGAACCTATTACCGGATTATATAAATGGGTATATGACTTGGACTTAACATCATTGTATCCAAGTATTATTATGAGCCTAAATATTAGTCCAGAAACTAAGATGGGCAAGGTTCATAATTTCACTACGGAACGATATATATCCGATGAAATAGATGAATACATTATTGAAGATAGTCACGGCGACTATTATCCTGCTATTAACAAAGCTAAATTCCAAGAGCTATTATCAGAATCTAACTATTCGGTATCATCCAATGGTGTATTGTATAGACAGGATAAAGTTGGTGTCATTGCAGAAATCTTAGATGTTTGGTTTAAAAAACGAACAGAATATACAAAGTTAATGAAATCACACGGTAAGGCCGGAGCCACCGATTTGTATAAATTCTACGATAGAAGGCAGCATACCCAAAAAATCATGCTTAATAGTTTATATGGCTGTCTTGGGCTTGCCACGTTCAGATTTTATGACCTTGATAATGCTGCAGCTGTTACAGAGTGTGGTCAAACCATTATTAAAACTACGGAAAAGATTGCCAACGCATACTACAATGAACACATAAATCCACATAAACTCACACTAGAAAATGGCAAAGAATTAATATTTGGTGTAAATGAATTTGTTACGTTAATGGATGGTAGTAAGAAGCAAGTTGGTGAATTAACGGAAGATGATGATATTGTTGTCTAGTACTCCATACAGAAAGTTGAATAATCATATACTTATTATAGGAGATATGATGATGAAAATATGTACGAAATTGTCCCACTTGCGGCATCGAAATAACAATTAAAACTAAATGGTTTCATGAAAAAGCTATAGCTGAAAATAAGAAATGTTTGAGTTGTTCTAAGACAGGTAAATTATTTAGTGATAAACATAAAGAAAGTCTAAGTAAGAATCACGCTGATGTTCGTGGTGATAAAAATCCATTTAAAGGAAAACGACATAGCAAGGATAGTATTGATTCAATGATAGAAACTAGAAATAAACACCCGACTTGGAAGAAAAATGCAACCGCCGCGATGAAGAAAATACGATATAAGTATTGGACTTCGGTTGGTAAGAATCCGATGGATAATCCCAAAAGTGTTAGGAAACTAAGATTAAAGAGAATTGACGAATTGATATCCAAGCATGGTATTTCTCCAAACTATAATCCATCATCAATTTCCATCATTGAGGCCAAAGCAAAAGAACTTGATATAGTAGACCTCCAACACGCCGAAAATGGCGGAGAATTTTATATTAAAGAACTTGGCTACTGGGTTGATGGATATAGTAAGGAAAAAAATATCGTAATTGAATATTACGAATCATTCCATACTAATCGAATTGAAAAGGATAAAATAAGACAAAACGAAATAACAACCCATCTAGGGTGTGAATTTATTATTATTTATGAAAATCAAAAAAATTGAAAAAGTCCACGTAGATTATAACATTTACGTGGACACTTAACTGACTCAGTATTCTACGAATCAACGCCGCTTGTAAAAACACGTAATCCAGATATTGATGAAAACAATGATGATCAAATGATACCTGCCATTCTATCAGTAGCAGGTGAAATTCAAAATCATATTAACTCGACATATGATGTTATGGCCACTCGAATGTTTAATATTGAATCACATCGATTTAATATCAAACAAGAAACAATTGCTAAGAGCGCATTCTGGGTTGCAAAGAAACGATATGCTCAGTGGATTATTAATGATAAGGGGGTTAACTGTGATAAACTTGATGTAAAGGGGCTAGATGTACGTAGGTCATCATTTCCACCATACTTCAAAACTATTATGTCTGAGGTACTGATGGACATACTTAAAGTTGAAAATAAGGTGGCAGTGGATAACAAAATTCTGGCATACAGAAAAGATATATCTAACCAACCGATTACATCATTGGGACGTAATTCAGGTGTAAAGGGTATAAGTAAATACACTTATAAAGACCAATTATTAGGTGCGTTTACCAAAGGTACACCTGCTCACGTCAAATCATGTATAGCCCATAATCAACTACTTACACATTATAATCTTACTACTAAGTATGAACCGATTAAGGACGGTGATAAAATCAAGTGGGTATATTTACTACATAATAATCTTGGATTGGAATCAGTTGCCTTCACAGGCTACAAAGATTCCGATGAAATCCTAAATATAATCAATACATACATTGATTATGATCAGATATGGAATAGTGAAATCGGTAAGAAGTTGGAACAATTCTATACGTCACTTGGATGGGAACTACCAAATGAAAATTTGGAAACCGCATCACAATTCTTTTCATTTTAACCTGATAATAATTTGGTATTATCAGTAATTATCCTTATATTGTAATCACTCCAAAAAAGTAAAGTAAACTATGAACAAATCTAAATTAGACGGATTTATAACCCGATACAATCTATCAGGTGAAGTTGAATCTGTTAAAATTTCAGCAGATTCCGCTGGAATGTATGTATCATTTATATCCGATGATAAAACATTGTTGGGTAATGTAACATCAAACGAACCCGATTTTCCTGCTGGAGAATTTGGTATATATACAACCAGTCAACTCAAATCGATGTTAACTGTACTTGATTCTGACATTAAGGTTAGACACTCTGATAGTACAATTAAGTTGTCTGATAGTAATACAGCAGTAACATACGTTTTATCGGACATGGCAGTTATTCCCGATGTACCAGAAATGAAGCAGATTCCCGATTTTGAAGCTGACATTAAACTTGATATTGATTTCATCACTCGATTCATCAAATCTAAAGCAGCTCTTCCTGATAGTGATAAATTTACATTTAGCTATTCAGCAGACTCAGGCGAAATTATCTTAGGATATTCCACACTGAACACCAATCGTGTATCAATGGTAGTTAAATGTACATCATCCGGCGATATGAAGCCCATTCAATTTTCAGCAGATTATTTAAAGTCAATTCTTGTTGCTAATAAGAATAGTGAAAGTGCATCAATGAAGATTTCAAGTAAAGGGTTATGTCATTTAACATTCGCTACGGCGGATTATACATCTGAATATTACTTGGTCAAGTTAGCGTAATGAATCCATTTTGGGACAGCGAAGTACCTGATGATGAATTTGATTTTACAAAAGAAAAGCAGAATTTAATTCAGAACTTAGATACGTTGGCAAGTATGACTGTGGAAGAACAAACCCTATATAAAAAATGGGTTGAACTTCAAGATCCAGCCGTGATTAAAAATAAATCGCTACTGGCAGAGCTATATGATAATCAGTGGAATCCCACCGATATATATGATTATGATTTGACGGTAAGAGAAATAGAAAACTTGGACCCTTACGTTGAAATAGTAACAACGGAAAAGGAATCTACTAAGTGGAGCCACATACGCCGTATGATTCATACTATGAGTTGGACTCCTAACCCAGGACGAAATGTCAAATTGAATATAAAGGATAGGGTAAGTGGTAAGTTATTAGGTCAAGTATCAATGGCATCGGATATAACTTCTCTTGCTGTACGTGATAAATATATTGGGTGGACTTTACAAGATAAATTTGCCGCCGGAAAACTAAACCACACAAGTATAGCATCTACCATTGTATGTACACAGCCACTTGGTTATAATTTCTTAGGTGGAAAATTGATAGCAACGATGACAACAACCCCTGATGTTAGGGATTATTGGAAATCATCGTATGGTCAGACACTTGTAGCAGTAGGTACAACATCATTATACGGTATTCATTCACAGTATAACGCTATTCCCCATTTCAAAACTTTGGGTGAATCCGCCGGGAAAATTAGTATTAAGCCGGATGATTCAATTTATACTCCGTGGCACCAATGGATAAAAGAAAACCGTACTCAATGGTATGAAATAAATGTGACAGAAGAACGTGGTAAAGATGGTCTCCCTATAGAAGAAGGTGACAATACACGCAGCGGCCCAGTAAGTGGAATCAAACAGAAAATAATTAGTAAAATATTTTCCGAATGTAAAATATCACAGTCTAAGTATCAGCACGGGTTCAAACGTGGTTGTTACGGAGCATTTATATATGATAATGGCAATGACTTTTTATGTGGAAAAATATCCGAAGACGAACTTGTTATGAAAAAGAAGTTTGTAGAGGGTATTGATTACATTAATAATTGGTGGAAACCTAAAGCAATTAGACGTTATACTAAGCTACATACAGAAGGAAGGCTTAAGCCAGACCATTTGTATTACATTGATGCAGTTGGTATCTCATGGGACGAAATGAAATCTAAATATTTAAGTGAAGTTGGTCGATAATAAAATTATGAAAACGAAATTGAAAGTCAAATTCAAGAAGCTGCACGATAAGGCAGTAATTCCTACAATTGCAAATCCAGGTGATGCCGGATCAGATTTAACTGCCACATCGATAGAACATGAATTGAATTCAATTATACGATATGGAACCGGCATAGCAATAGAAATTCCGATTGGATACGTTGGTCTGATATATCCCAGAAGTTCAATATATAAAAAGCAATTGGTGTTATCTAATTGTGTTGGTGTTATTGATAGTGGTTACAGAGGTGAATTAATGCTTCGTTTCTGGGGTGACAGAGAAGCTGAAATTTATAAAGTAGGTGATAGAATAGGTCAACTTGTAATTATGCCAATTCCGTCCGTAGAATTTGAAGAGGTTGAAGAACTTGAAGATACGGAACGTGGTGAAGGTGGATTCGGTTCAACTGGAGAATAATGATAGGAAATACAGAACATACGTTATTTATAGAAAAATATCGTCCCGCCGATTTGGACGGATATGTAGGTAATGAATTACTGAAAAGTAAAGTTAAAGTATATATTGAATCGGGAGACGTACCTCATTTATTATTGTATGGTCAAGCTGGAACTGGCAAAACTACACTAGCCAAAATTATATCTAATTCAATTGACGCGGATGTACTTTATATAAATGCGTCTGACGAAAACAACGTAGACACGGTAAGAACCAAAATCAAAAACTTTGCCAGTTCAATGGGATTCAGAAAGTGGAAGATTTGTATTCTTGATGAA